ATTAAACTCCATCTATGCCGGTGTCACTATAGCTATTGCTTCAGTTGGTATGTTTTTTAAGTCATCAACAGATGGAGCTATTGATCAAGAAAAAGCCATACAGAGGTTGGGATTTGCCATTAAAAAGGTCGGTGGTGGTAGTGACTCGGATCTGAAAATGATGATAAGTCAGGCTGAAGAATTGATGGGTATTTTTACAGATGAAGAAATAGAGGGAGCTGCGACTAAGATGCTAAACTTTGGTCTAACGGTTGAACAGGTACATCAGTTAATGCCTGGAATGATAGATGCAGCCGTTCAAGGGGGTACTTCGTTGGAAGAAATGGCTACTGCCATTGATAAGGGTGTTAACTCTGGTGTTATGGCTCGTTCTGCCCTTGGTCAATTAGGTATTATATTTAAAGATACGGGAGATAAGGCTAAAAATTACGGCTTAATTGTTGACGGTTTATCAAAACTCACAGGTGGGAATGAGGACGCGATGAAATCCCAATGGGGGACACTCCAAAATATGAAAATACGTTGGGATGAAGTAAAAGAAGCTGCCGGAGCTTTTTTACTAAAAGCCATTGTGCCATTAAGTGAAGGATTTACTAAATTGTTTAAGGAGATGGGAATGGGAATGGACATTAAGTCTATAACCGAACAATTTAAAGACCAGACCATAAAAGTAGTAGATCTTAAAACCAATATTGAACCGCTTCTAAAAAGGTATGACGAACTTTCAACAAAATCAAAAGAACTTGGCGGAAATACAAAACTCTCAAAAAATGAACAAGCTGAACTAAAGAAAATTATCGAGCAAGTTACAGGAGCAATGCCCGGTGCAGTTACTGCTGTTGACGCTTACGGGAATGCTATTGCAATATCAACTATAAAAGTGAGAGGTTTTATTGATGCCGAGGTATCACGTTATCAAGTCGTGAACAAGAATGCAATAAAGGAAAACCAGAAATCATTGGACGCTACCGAGAGGGCAATAATGGTTCATAAACTAAGGATGGATCAAATTACCCGAACAGGAACGTATGACGTCGCAGGTAATTGGGGCAAAGTAGATAGCGCAACGCAAGAACAGGTAAAACAAGAACAGGAGACTTATCGACAACTGTTATCTGATAAAGTTGGATATATTTCTGAAATTAAACGCCTTAACGGGACGACACTTAAACAGGATATTGCCGATGCCAAAAAACAGTCCAATATCGATGAAGCGAAGGTAAAGCGTGAGGCAAAATACAACGCTTTCACGAAGGCTGAACTTTTGAAACTGATTAAGGCAAAAGATGATTATGCAAAAACTATATACGACAATCGATTTGGTACTGAAGATGGTAAAAAAGATAAAAAGGACCCATTAAAATCAAAGGTCGAGCAATTGGATAAAGAGCTACTTGCTGACCAGGTAGCTGAAAAGCAAAAAAAACAATCCAAAGAAGAATTAGACGCATCCCTTTTGGCCTTGGACAAAAAATATATTACTGCAAAGAGGGATTTATATAAAGCAGGCACAGTTGAATATAATGGCTATCAGGATCAACTTTTAGACATAGATCCAAATAAAGATGCAATAACCAAACTGGATGCGGATTTACAAGATGAACAAAATAAATTAAAACAATTTTATATTGACGGCGTAAAAACCGATGAGCAATATAAGACAGAATTGCTTGCTCTACAAGTCTTATTTATTCAGAAAAAACAGGCTCTATATGAAAAAGACAGTGTAGAATATAATAATTATAATGGTCAGTTGCTTGACATTGAAATGAACAAGCAATTAGACTCCAATTCTGCAATGCTTAAATCTATTCAAGAATCCTATAAATCGATACAATCGGCAACAGATACTTATGAGCAAAAGCAAAAAGAAAATTTACAAAAGTCTCTGGATGATAATTTAATAAGTCAGGATCAATACAATAGTGATATTGCTGCCCTTGATGTAGTTTTAGCTGAAAGACGTCTTCAAAGTGCAAAGGATTATGCTGCATTAATTTCCGGAGCTAAATTTAATAATGAGGATGATAAGAATAAAGCTGTTGAAGCTGCTGAATCTGGTATTAAGTCCGCTAATTCGGCCTTACTCAACGCTAAAAAAGTTGTTTCTAAGGATAAATTGGCTGAGGAAAAAGATCATCTCGATAAGGTTGCCAAAATTCGTGAAGAACTGGGACTTAATAAAGAAAAATTATCCTATGATGAAGGTCTAAAAGCACTCAAAGCCAAATGTATTGCCGGTGAAGCTACCGAAAAAGAAACTGCTGATAAAATTGCGGCCTATAAAATTGGAAAAGTCGAAGAATACGCCCAGGCTGCTGTAAATATTGTTAATGGCATTGCAGATTTTGTCTCTGCATCAAATGATGCAGAAGCTAGTAGCCTGGAAGCATCTAAACAGCGCGAATTGACAGCGGCAGGTAACAATGCAGCAAAACGTCAGGAAATCGAAGAAGAATACGCCCAAAAAGAATTGGATCTTAAAAAGAAGCAAGCCGATGCGAATATGGCTATTGCTATCGCTCAGGCAATGGCAGAGGGTGCGCTTGGTATAGCTAAAATATGGGCCATAGAAGGTATAAACCCAATTTTAGCCGGAATCCTAACAGCTGCACTGATTGGTGTTACTGCTATGCAAATTAAATCTGCAGTTGCTCAACGGAATACGATTAAAGAAACTTCACTCGGCTACCGCGTCGGCGGTTTCACCGGTCCCGGTTCCGATGATGATGAAGATGGTCCAGTTCACAAAAATGAGTTCGTGAACAATGCGGATGGTGTTCGTAATCCTGATGTTCGCCAGTTTCTTGATGTTTTTGATGTGGCTCAAAAGAATGGTACTATCCGGATGCTGAATACTACTCAAATTTTGGAGCAAACAAAACTGACCGGGGGATCTCGAAAGTCTGGTGGTTTTGGTTCTTCGGCAGGTTCCGGCTCTACTCCTTCCGGATCTGACTCTTATTCCCTTGCTGTGATCAGTATGATTTCTGATAATAAAAACATGATGGAAAAGCTTATGAATCGGCTTGATACGCCTCTACATGCCAAAACGGTGATTTCGGGACCTGATGGCAGCTATGAGCAAACTAAAAAATTTGAAAAGATGCTAAAAAATGTGAGTCGGGACTGATCCTGTCCTTTTTGTGATATGCCGATACTGTTAATTTTGACTAAACAACGATAACAATGAAACTGGTCCTTAAATTTTTAGCCTCGTATGGCTACCATTCATTTGATGAATTTTTGCTTTCTCTTTCACCATCTTTTAAGTATAACCTTCAAAGTTTTACCATCACGATGAGTTTAATCGCTGCTTTTATTGACCATGTTTTTGGTATTGGCCCCGGATTGGCTGTTGCTATGTTTATAGCTGTAATCATTGAAACATGGTCAGGAATTAAGGCCAGTAAAATAAAAGGGATCTGCTTTGAGTCGTTCCGATTTTCTAGATGTATTCTGAAGGTTGCGGTATGGTTCGGTTTGCTATACCTTGTACATGCTTTTGAAATGGATTTTGCTGATAAACAAACATTCTTTGCGCCGTTGGCACATCTGTTTTTCCAGTTGATTTTCATAGTGATCCTCACCTATTTTTTGATTGAATACGTCACGTCAATTTTGGAAAATTATGGAGTGATATCCGGACGTGGAAAGGATGCGTTGATCAATACGCTAAAAGAGTTATGGACAAATTTTGTAACAACACTAAAACCCAATAATAAAAATGAAAATAATAATTGACAATGGCCATGGTCGGGAAACACCTGGTAAACGTTCACCGCTTTGGCCTGATGGCTCTCAATTGTTTGAATGGTCATATACTCGTGAAATTGCTAAAAGGGTACAAGCGGCTTTGGAAGCGGAAAATATTGAAGCGTTTTTATTGGTACCGGAAGCTCAGGACATTTCTTTGAATGTTCGTTGCTATCGTGCGAATAAGATTGCCAAAACTTTTGGTCGGAATAATTGCCTTTTGGTATCAATACATGTTAATGCCTGCAATGGAAAGGCAAAAGGTTGGGAGATTCACACCTACAAGGGACAGAGTAAATCTGATACGTATGCTACTGTTTTTTATGACGAAGCGAAATTTTTATTGAGTGATCACTCGAAAATGCGTGGTGACTGGTCGGATAATGATCCGGATTGGGATTCAAATTTTGCGATGCTCAGAGATACTATTTGTCCATCGGTATTGACTGAAAATCTATTTATGGATAATGCGGAAGATTGTAAGTATCTGCTTTCGGAGGATGGAAAAGCTAAGATTGTGGCATTACATGTTAATGCGATTAAAACTATCGTAAATCTGGATCTGTAAGATGGCAAAAATTGAAATAGTTGGTCCGCAAAAAGGAGAATCCGAATTATGGATTAGTCCTGATTATACATTCTTTTGTCCAGGGTGTAATTGCGATCATGGTGTTTGGACATCAAAAAAGAATAAGCTTGGCGCAATATGGTCATTTAATGGGAACATGGATAAACCGACGTTTTCGCCTTCGTTGCTAATTAGTTCACCAGGTAGAAACTATTGCTGTCATTCCTTCGTAACTGATGGAAAAATTCAATTTCTTTCGGATTGTACGCATAAACTTGCAGGCCAAACGGTTGAACTTCCTGAAATAATTTAAATCATTCCATATCATGAAAAAGAAAAATTTCATTCAACGATTCTTAGAAAATTGGCACGCTAAAACCCCAAAGTTTTGGAAAGCCATCATTGGAATATCGGCGTTTGTCGGTACAACGGTGCCAACACTGGCCGTTTTGAATCTTCCGAACATTCCGGTACCTGCTTTATTTACGGATAATGCTTGGACTGTCATGGCTGTTTCATTGAGTGTTGGTGCTTTTGCTAAAACGAGGGTTAAACTGCCTAAAAAAGGGAAGAAATGAAAAATAAAACGACTAGTAATTTTAAGCTTTATGCATGTTGGATAATAATTCTTGTAATTGGAATTGTATTTACTGTCTTTTTACCTTCTCCGCCCGGATCCGGTCAGACCGAATTGATAAAAAATGATAGTCTGGCCATACTATCTGATCAGGTTGATTCGCTTCGGTACCAGATTATAAATTTGCAAAACAAAGAGGCTGAATTCACAACAAAATTAATCCGTCAACGACTCTACTATGAAAACAAAATTGCTCATATTGATTTCCTTCCTGCTGATAGCCAGTTGTGCATTTTCTCAAACTATACAGATCGACTCAAAGGGAGATACTTCGGTCGTGACTCCACTTTGGAGAATTAAGGCAGCTAATCACCTTTTTATTCAGCGCGATTCCCTGCAGGCTGAATTATCTGTATTGGAAGGTAAAAATCAGGTTTTGAATGATCAGATATCAACCTATAAGTTAATTGGCTCAAATCAAAACCAACAGATCTATATTTTCAAAGAGCAAAAAAGCATTCTTCAGAACAACATAATCCAACTGAAAAAGGAGGTTAAAGCGGTAAAACGCCGATGTGCTTTGATAACATTCGGTACCGGTGCTGTATCCATTGCTCTTACTATACTTGTTATTATTCTTTAGGATTCGGCTGAATACAGTCCTTTGCACAGAACAAAATATTTGGAACCGGCAGCCATTCAGGTTAGCCGGTTTCTTTATGTCCTTTTCCAAAGGTGGTCAGTTATCTACTTTTATTAAAAAATCAGACTATGGATGTATTTCAGGCTATAGAAAAAATGAGGGAACTGAGCCAACGCGGTATTTCGTTTTCCTTTTCCTTTATGTCCTACAGTTACGACAGGCACAAATCATCCGGGATAACAGAAATTCAACATGCAGTTTTACGTAAGCAAAGTACGGTAGAAGACAATAAACACGCTGATATCATGCTGAATTATGTGGATAAGGATACAAATGATTTTGGCCGCTGCTATCAGCTTCTTTTGATGGAATTTAATGGTGAAAAACTTGAACTGAACTAATATGAGTAAAGTAAAAAAGATCGGTGGATTATCATTCGCGAACACAAAAGCAGGCACTTATGCGCTTGCTTTTAATGGTTCAACGGATGATGTTTACTTGAGTTCGTTTCTTAATTTATCCGGAGCCTGGGAAACGGATCCCGTTTCTTTTGGTGGTGTTAAGATCATTCCATTCGGAGCGGACAATAACCTTCCGGCAAATATCAGAGGGTTACTTGAAAAAAATAATTTAGGCCCTGGTATCCTCGCAAGGAAAACTGGCCTTCATTATGCACAAGGACCATTTCTTTACAAACTCGCTTTTGAAAATAACGAGATCAATAAAGTTTGGACGGAAGATGCTGAAGTACAAGCCTGGCTTGATACCTGGGATTACAAGGAATATGTTCGGAACGCTATTCAGGAATTTAATTACCTGCAGGGATTTTTCGCTAAATATTTCATTGCTCGTGGCCGTCGGATTGGATCCAAACCATGGATATCAAAATTATCCTGTGAACATTCAAACGATTGCCGCCTGGAATGGCCGCAAAATGATGGTCGTACTTTGGATGATGTAAAAAGTATCATTGTTGGTGATTTTGAAAATATGCGCCGCTCCACCATGGATCGCTATCCAATTTTTGACAAAGCAAATCCTTCGGCTTCAGCTGTTTCAATGAAGTATCATTCTTTCCGATCGTTTTCAAGGTATTTTTATGCACTGAGCAGCTTTTTTGGTTCAATCCCTTGGGTAAAACGTGCTAATGACATTCCAGAAATTATTCAGTATCTCACTGAAAACATGATTGCAGCCGCTTATCACGTTCATCAACCGGCACAATACTGGCAGGAAAAAAGGGATTTAATCCAGGCAATGCATCCGGATTGGGATGAAGTTAAAACGCATGCAGAAATTGACAGACTTCGGGATCTACTTACTGAAACAATTGCTTCCGTTTTGGCAGGGAAAAAGGCCGTTGGTAAGTTTTTCGAGTCGATTGATTTTATTGATGATGCCGGGCACAAATGCGAATGGAAGATTGAACCGATCGAAATGAACATTGATAAATACATCGATGCTCAGGCTAAGATTTCTAAGATTGCGGATAGTTCAACAACCAGTGGCTTTGGCTTGAACCCTGCCCTTTCTAACATCATTATTGATGGTAAAGGTGATTCAGGTAGTCAGATGCTTTATGCGCTTAAAATATTCTATGCTGCCGATTCTCAAATTTGTGAAGATATTGTTTTTGAGCCTTTGAACACGGCACTAAAAATAAACTTCCCTGGGAAAAGTCTTTCCATGGGAATTTATACCAAAGCAACAAACAAAGAAGACAATGTTTCTGCATCCTCACGTGTTGTAAATCAAAAATAAGATTATGATATTCAATAAATCAGCAAACGGAAGCGATGAGCTTCGCGCCCTTACAGGTAGCTACTACGCCAATAATGATTTTGCGAAAATTGAAACTGATATTCTCCTGGCCACTGAAGAGGTTGCCCGGATTGTTGGTAAACCAATTATCGATAAAGTTGAATTGGAATACAAGTCTGAGGCTGCTCCTGTAGAACTGTATGCCTCACTTATCAAATATATTCAGCTTCCTATTGCTATCCTGGCAACACTGAACATGTACCAAAAAAATGATGTCAGTCATGAACAGGATGGCCGCAAAGTAAAGATCAATTCTGAGACTGAAAAGCTTCCTTGGGAATGGCAATTAAAGCGTGATGACGAAATACAGTTAAATGCTTATTATAAAGCAGTTGACAGATTAATTGCGTTTTTGGAAATCAAGGATCCAACGGAATGGAAAAACAGTGATCAGAAGAAACTGGCCAATGCTCTTTTTATCAAAAATGCAGAGATGTTTGATACTTATTTTCCTATCGAAAGATCCGGAAGAATGTACATGCTTTTGCTTCCTTCCATTCGTGAGGCTGAAAGGCGTTATATCAAACCGGCACTTAGTACCGATTATGCGCTATTGAAAGCAGCAACGGCTCCAACGGACGTTCAAAAAGAATTATTGGAATATGTTTACCCTATTATTCCGCTACTTGCGATGTCACTGGCCATACGCCGCTTGCCACTTGGATTAATTCCTTCAGGTGTGATTCGTAATTACGTCAGCAGCTCTCAAACGATGTCAGCCTCCGACCCTGCCTCACTTCCTGATGTAAAAATGTTGTCTTCCTGGTTGATGGATGATGCAATCATTTTGTTGGAGGAAATGAAACGCTTCAGGAATGCCACACCGGTAAATTATCAATTACTCCCTACAAATGCTGCTACCAATAAATTCATGAAGGTATGATCATTATACAACAACCAGGAGCGTATTGTTTGACTTCAACGGTGAAGGATTTTATTATTTCATCCGTTACGAATATCAATTTCAGGGTGCTTATTGGTACCGATGTGCTTTTGTCGGAAACTTATGCGCCTGACTCCACCGGTAAGATCTATATTAAAAATTTAGGCAGGTTTTTTGAAAGTTATTTGTTGGGGCAAATGAAAATTGGTGTCCAGGGGCTAAATGCAAAAACTTTTTTGTTTAAGGTTGATGATGTTGCTGCAGGTTCAACTGTTGCGATTTTGTGTAGGGCTTTCACCGGTCTTGATGGCAGTAATTTTTGTTTGACTCAATTGCCCCTTAATTTGCAATACCTCACGAAAATTACAATTCCTTCAGCAACTGAATTTTTGACCTATTATTTAAAGGTTACAGACAAAGTAAAAGTTAAAATTCTGTATAAATCAGCTGCAAATATTATTGAGTCAGCCTTGGTGGATTACTTTGTTCCGACTGTAGAAAATTATCAGACCCTTGAAATTTCACTACATAAAATTGCTTTACTTTTCCCGGCAATTGATGCTTCTACTATTGTGTCCTACCTAATTGGATTCAATGATCTATTCATTCATTTTAAGATTGAATGGGATTCCTATCTAGATACAAAAAGGTTTATCTACCTAAATTCTTTTTCTGTCCCTGAAACTCTGATCACCCGCGGTGAGGTGTATCGTAAAGGGGTTCTGTCTGCTGATAGTAGTATGATAAATAATGTCGAAAAACGCTATAACATTAAGCGTGCAGATACCTTTGATGTATCATCCGGCAAAAAGTTTTCCACTATGGACAATACTTTGCTTCGAGAAATGATGCAGTCAGAATTGATCAAAGTTTATTATTGTGGGGAATATCGTGAAGTTTATCTTATTGAGGAAAATTCAACTGAAAACTTAAGGCGTAATTCTTTTTCTGCCAGTGGGTTTACTTTCCGATTTGCTGATAACCGGTTAAACTTAATGATGCGCGATCCTTTGTGGTCACTTGCCGCAGGTACCTGGAACGATGCCGGTGACTGGCTTGATGATGGACAATGGAATGACAATGCAAATGTGACTCCAATATTTTGACCTTAAAACTTTTATATATGAGCAAAATTACTGAAATACCAGAATATTGGGACGAATTTACACCCAGGCAATTTAAATATTTTTTGAAGGCTGTTTTTCGCATGATTTCCAATCCGGATATTTCTCCGCGTGAAACGTTGCTTGATTTTGCGGACTACTTGCTTGGTAGGAGAAAGTTTTTCATGCCTTTGCAACAAAATCGCTACTTATTACTTGCTGCCTCTGTAGCTGATAGTTTAGAATGGATGTTTGAATATGATGAATCCGGCAATGTTGGAGTAAATTATAATTCAACAGTCAATTTAATACCATCCATTTGGGGTTGGCTTGGTCCACAATCACACGGATCTGATATCTGTTTTGGTGAGTACCGTATGGCTGTTGAGTGCTATAATCGTTATACAACTGATCATCAAATTGATGACCTGAACGCGTTGGTTGGTATTCTTTACCGCCATCCATCCCGCAAAAAAATGGATGCTGAGTTTGATGGAAACTATCGGGAAATTTTCAACAAACATCTGATCGAGAAATATGCAAATAGAGCTAAGGGCTTTCCGGAACATTTGAAATGGGGTGTTTACTTGTGGTTCAGCTATTTCTGCAAATTCATTGTCGATGGTGGTGAATTTGTGATCGAAGGAAATGACGTTTGTTTTTCCTCCATTTTTGACCGCTCTACACCGGATCCGGATGGACCACCTGAATCCTCAATTGGTATGCTCGCTGTCCTTTTCACACTGGCCGATTCAGGTACTTTTGGTAATGCTCAGGAGACAGACCGCACTGATCTTTTTAAGATACTACTGAAACTCTTGCATGATCAACAATCAGCTAAACAATTGACAAAACAATGATTCCAATAAACCGATTTCATGATCTTCTAGAGGCTTTGCAAGCCCATGTGAATGCAGAGCTTTCTCCTGGTAACTGGACGTTGAAAGATGGCCTTTGGATTGATGATGGCCATTTTGATGATGATGCTGAATGGACAGATCTACCAACACCTGGTAAGATGATTGATCACATCATTGAATCTGTAACGGAAGCCCAGGCGCAAAAGAAGATTGCTGATAAAAAGGGCATTGTATTGGTTTCCAAAATGGCACCGGCTGACAGCGACATCCAGAGTATTGATGATTATTCTGAAAACAATCACTGCCTGATTTTTATACTTGAAAAAGTTGAGCCTGGTAAAGTGAAGGACGCTACAGAGCGCGAACATTATGCAAAAATGCAGGATCTTATGTCATTGGTGAAAGAATGGTTTTTAAATCATGGCTTGAATAGTTCTGAAAATGATGGTATCGAAACACTTGGTAAACCTTTCCGTACAGAGTGGGAATATCAGATTTACGGAAATTTCAACGGCCTGAGTATTGGATTTGATTTAAAGGATTTCAGTTTATGACAAGACTTTTGATAGATGGTCAGGAAGTTGTTTTGCCAAATGAATTTACGGCAACAATAACGGAGGAAAATCCCTTCTTCACGAAGAATGGACAATACACCTATGATTTGACGCTATCACTTTTGAATCCGGTTAATGCGCGGATCTATAAACATTTTGATCGTTCGAACAATGACTTTGATTTGGTTTCGAAAAGGTCTGCAGTGCTGATTTGTGATGATAGGGTTCGGTTAAATGGGACTGAGGTCCTAGTTAGCTTCCCGGAAGATTCCGTTTCGATTCAATTAGTTTCAGGAAATTCGGAATTGAATTATTTGATCGGTGGTGATCTGAAAGTTAGAAGTCTGGATCTGGGGGCTGCAGTAATTGTTCCTTCTGAGATTTTAACTGATTCTCAGCATTCATACCCGGATCGGAATTGGCTGTTATTGCCTTTTGCTAATAACGATAATGATACGATTGGTAATGATTATTATTATCCGGAATTAGGATATAGAACACTAAATGGTGAGACTCAGGAAGTAACAATTCAATTGAATTTAAAATATGCCTACGATGGGGTTCACGTGTTCAAGAATGCTGCAAATCAAAATATAAAATACCAGAATTATCGACCACAGCCATATTTTGGTTTCATTATCAATCAAATTTTTTCGAGTCTTGGATATACTTTACTTACCAATATGGTTTCCAGTCACTCAGTTTTCAAGAATTATTATGTCGTTCATGGTTATAATACGTTGAAGTTTGCAGAGATGTTACCAGATTGGACTGTAAAATCTTTTTTTGAGGAGATTGAAAAGTTATTTGATTGTACGGTAATCATTAATGAAAATAAAACTGTTGAAATATTATTCAACTATCACTATTTGACTACAAACGCTCAAAAAGAGCTGAAAGTCATTGACAAATATTCTTCAGAAATTGAAAGCGAAAATAAACTTTCGCACAAGGATGTAAACATAGGTTACTCGCTAGATTCTGATGAATACTATCAATTAAATAAAATTGATTCATCAATTAAAGAGGCAGCAACTTATGTTGATATTAGTCTTGTCAGTCCTGAAATGGATCTATTAGCTAAAGTTACCAACACAAATGATGCTTACCGATTTAATAAAATATTCAAAACGGCACCGGCTGTAAATCAAAAACCTTTTGAAATTAGCAGGTACATAGCTTTTAATAATGGTTCAACGTCAATACCTAAAAAGATTGATGCTTTTTGTGATTTGAAGAATAATATTGATAATAATGACAACTTAGACATTGAGTTGAATATAATTCCTGCAGCAATGAAGTGGGTAGAAAAGGTTTTTCATCCATCAGATTATCAGGGTTATGCTTCAACAGTTAAATATTATGTTCAATTTCCAGTAGCGGAATACGCCGATCCGTTTTTTACTGAAGGGGAAAATGGTGAGAATGAATTTACCATTCAAGGTTTAGTTACCGGATCTGATTCTATTCCGAAAACTACACTTACATCAAAATTACGATTGGCCATTTATGATGGCAGAAAAGACTTATCAATTCATGGTTGCTCTGAAGCAGGTGGCGGTACACCTCCAACCTATTTGTTTTGGTCTACTACTTATGGGTTTCCGAAACCATGGGTAGAATCCTTGTCCGAATCTTTTCAGGATATTTTTTCTTTTTACTATTTGGCCGGTACGTCCAATCCTTTTCGTTTGGCTTGGATGCATGAAAATATTTACAGCTTAACCTCAAAAATTAATACTACCAGGGCTTTTAAATTTGTATTTCCGGATCCTGGTAAGGTTGATATAAAATCTAGGTTTTTGATCAATAATAGAGAGTATTTGTGTGCAAAGATGGAACGTGGTGTGTCAATTAATGGAATGGATAAGCTTGTTACCGGATATTTTTACGCAATTGGATAATAACAAATAATATATAGAATTATGGCTACAAAACTTGAATTTGAATCTATAGTACCTTGGAATGGGGTTGCTGATACCGGAAAAGATGTACGGACGAAGTTGGACCGGAATCTTGAAAAGATTGCGGTGAAGGATTTGGAGCAAGATAATAGGTTGGATGGGATTGATACTGCTTCTAAAAAAGGGTATCTGTTTGTCGGTATCGCCACGACATCAACTGTACCACCTACCTACACAGCTAATGATCGGGTTTACTACTCTATTGATTGCCCTGCGTCTGCAACGGCACTGCCACTAGTTAATTTTCCTAATGCTGTAATTCCAATTTTGACAGAACCATCCAGATATCTATTAAAGTGGGATGGCACTAACTGGATTGCTGTATCTCAAACAGATGCATCTAAGTCATTTGCTCAAAAGGCGATTGGTGCTATACATTGTATTGTAAGGGGTAAAATATCATATGTAGGTAATTTATTGACTGTTGGAGCTGGAACATACATTTTCAAAACGGCTGATAAATTGGCATATACTTTGACAATTGCTTCAGATACTCAATTTACGTTGACAAGCTCATCTGCTTTATATCTTGACATAACTACAATGTTACTCGGAATGAATAGCCCAGAAAATCTATCGATTAATCAGATTCAGCTATTATATTTTGATGGTACCGCTGGTTTTTGCTCAGGTTTGTGGCATAAATATATATCTAACTCGGAGTTGGAAAAATACAATCCAATAAACGGAGTATCCCTTCAACAATTTATACCATTTAAGGCTACGATTGCTCGTGGGCTGATTACTGTATCCGGAAATGATGTAACTATTGGAGTAGGTGTTTATTATTTCGTTTCTATAATTGGGGTGTCAAAAACAATAACAATCGTAGCAGGCACAACATTCAATATTCCAAATGGGTCTTGCTTAATAATGGATAACGCGACACTTGCACTATCTGTTATTGAATATTCAGCTTTGAAATCTACGCAGACAATGCTTATTTTTCGCGACTCATCACGCGAATGGTGCGGAGGATTATGGTTGCAATATATTGTCTACGCAACTTGGAAAAATAATGGGAATCCGTTATCTGGATTAAGTCTTGCGAAAATAATGCCAGTATCAACTACATCGCTACGTGGTACAGTAACTTGGATTGGAGCGGTGGTCACTATCGGTGCTGGAACTTATTACTTTAGACATGTGGATGGAGTTAC